TACCTCAAAAAATAAAACTTAATATTTCTGAGCTAGTTATTGAATGGTTTAAAGGTAGAGGCATCACAGAGCCAACTTTAAAGCATTGGAAAGTAGGGCAATCAATGGAGTATTTTCCGCAAGTAAACGCAAAGCGTAGGGCCGTAAACTTTAATTACTACCGAGAGAATGAACTTGTAAACGTAAAATATAGGGATTCGCAAAAGAATTTTAAAATGGTTTCCGGCGCTGAACTTATATTTTATGGTCTTGACAATATAAAAGAAATGGACAAAATTTATATTGTTGAGGGAGAAATGGATGCTTTGACTTTACACGAGGCCGGTATTTATTCCGTTTGTTCTGTTCCAAATGGTGCGTCTAAAGGAAGCCAAAGACTAGAATATTTGGACAACTGTTGGCAATACTTTAAAGATAAAAAAGAAATAATACTTTGCACAGATAACGACAATCCGGGAATTGAACTTAGGAAAGAACTCGCAAGAAGGTTTGGCGCATATCGTTGCAAATACGTTGATTTTGGCGATTATAACGATGCTAACGAGATTTTAATATCTAAGGGAGCAGAAACATTAAGGAATGTTATAAAAGGCGCTAAGAACTTTCCTTTGGAGGGCGTTTTAAATGTTGATGACATTTGGCAATCGGTTTTAAATTACAATGAGGCCGGAGTTAAAAACTATTCAATAGGTTTGCCAAACTCAGATACATATTTTAAAATGTCTTTAGGAGAGTGGACTGTTGTAACCGGAATACCAAATTCAGGAAAATCCGATGTTATGGATCAAATATTTTGCAACCTAGCAACTTCATACGATATGAGATGCGCAATCTTTGCTCCTGAATCATTCCCATACGAGGGCCACATAAAAAGAATTGCGAATAAATTAAACGAAACTAATTGCGATAGTAACCAACTAAATAACACAAAAGATTTTATTGAAGACCATTTTTATTGGGTTAAAATAGATTTAGAAAATCTAACTTTAAAAGCAATATTAAACCATTTTAAAGAGTTAGTATTTCAAAAAGGAATAAATGTTTGTGTGATTGACCCTTGGAATATGCTCGACCATTCAGCACAAAGAGACCATTCTTATATCGGAAAAGTATTATCTGAAATTACACAATTTTGTCAGCAAACAAATACACATTTGTTTTTAGTGGCGCATCCTAGAAAAATAGAAAGCGAAAACGGAAACTATAAAAAACCAACTTTGTATGATATAAGTGGCTCTGCTGACTTTTTTAACAAGGCTTACAACGGATTAATAGTTTATAGATGTATTGGACAACGTACTAAATTTGATTCTGATATTGTGAAAATGTATGTAGAAAAAGTAAAACGAAAAGAAAACGGACAATTAGGAGATTTTGATATTGCTCCTGATTTTAAAAACGGCGGTGTTTATAGGGATGTCGATTTAAATACAAAAAGGTTTGAAGTTGTAACCGATGATAATGTACCATTTTAGTATGCCGAAAAATAAAAAAATAAACATACCGCAAACAGACGAACACAGAAAGGCAATGCAATGGTGCATAAAAAACAATATTTTAGTTGGCGTTCTACCTACAAAAAAAGGTTTGAAAGTTGAAATCAACGAAAATGGAGACAAAAAAATATCGCCAAAAATATACACACAAGAGGTAGCACAAAAAAAAGTAATAGAATTATATTTGTATATTTACAAAAAATACTGGCAAGTATGAACATAAACTTCAACACAACTATTTTTGCTTTATTCGGAATTTGCTTTGGCGCTAATTATTGGAACTCTAAAATGGATGACGATTTTGGCGAAACAGATTTAACCGGAGAAACAGAACATTGTTTGCAATTCTTTATTGCGGTAGTTGGAATTTCTTTTGTTTGGTTTACACAAGATCAGTAGCAAAAAAAAACAACAGATGAAACAAAAAGTGAATATTTCTTCGGTAAAAGAAAATCCGGACAATCCAAGATTTATAAAAGATTCCAAATTTAAAAAATTAGTCAAGTCAATTAAGGCGTTTCCTGAGATGCTAGAGAAGCGTCCAATAGTGGTTGATGAGAATATGATAGTTCTTGGCGGAAATATGCGTTTAAAGGCGTGTAAGTCTGCCGGACTGTTTGAGGTTTGGATTGATATTGCTGATGGTTGGACTGAGAAACAAAAAAAAGAGTTTATTGTTAAAGATAATGTAGGCTTTGGAGAGTGGGATTGGGATATACTAGCGAATGAATGGAATACAGAGCAATTAGCAGATTGGGGACTTGATGTTTGGCAACCTGAAGAAGATGTTGATTATTCTATTTTAGATGACGAAGATTTTTCATCTGATTTAGAGGATATGAAAAATGGAGTTAAGAAAGCTATACAGATACCTTTTGAATTAGAGCATTATGAGGAGGCGTTTGAATTAGTCAAACATTGGAGGGAACAAGGTGCTTACGTTGGTATGATGTTGATAGAAAAACTAAAACAAGAAAAAAAATAAAATGAAAAAACTACAATTATCAAAAATAGAACATAACACAAAAATAGGGGATATTTGCGGACATATAAATCCAAATATTACAGAGGATGTTGTTTTTTATGATGGAGACGAGGCAATAGGTTTTTACATCAAAGATATATCAAAGCATTCTGAAAAAGCGTCTAAACTAGCAGCTTTAGCTAATCAAGAGCTAAGAAGTAAGAATGTGCCTAAAAGCGTGATGAAAAGATCTAGCGGTTTTGCTGATTCAGACAAAGAAGTATTACAATATAGTACAATTATAGGGAGTGTTCCTCCAAAACCACATATGCGTAGGCCTTACCCAACAATTAGTAGTGTTCATAACGTTAAAACTGCTCAAACTTTTATTAAAGCTATGCTTATGTTATGCAACGAAAGTGAAAAATTGATACAAAAAATTATTCCCAATGTTTATAAAAATCAAAAAGAATTAATTGAACAAAATGTTCCGAAACAATGGAGGTTTGGAAAATTATTTACGAGTAGTATATCAAATTACAACATCCCGGCACCATTTCATAGAGATAACGGAAACATAAAAGGATGCGTGAACGTAATTATAGCAAAAAAAAATAATGCTACTGGAGGAAATACTACTGTTCCAGATTATGATGCTACTATGGATAGTTGTGATAACTCTATGTTAGTTTATCCGGCTTGGCGAAATGTACACGGAGTTACACCAATAGTTCCAACTGCTAAAGATGGCTACAGAAATAGTTTAGTTTTTTATCCATTAAAAGCATTTAAAGGGTTGGATTAAAAAAAAACTTTCAATTTTATTTGGTCAATTAAAAAAATATTTTTAATTTTGGGTATTATTAATAACAAAAAAGAAAATATTATGTCAGTAATTTTAAAGTCAGAAAAAGAAATTTCAAAAATCTACAACACATTAAGCAAAAACAAAGAAGTTCAAGAGTTTGCGTCTGAGCTTGATTTTTTTAAGAAAAGAAATAAATACGCAGCGGAGTCAAAAGAAAATTTTATAGCTAGAGCAGTTTGGTATGGTTACATTGCAAATGTTACCGCTTACAATGTGCAATATCAGGACAACCAACAAATCAATTTTAATATTGAATGCGAGGATGTATTTGAGAGTTTGAGCGATGCAATAGACGCTTTAGGATCACTTTTGTATAACATCGCAACTAATGATGGAAATGTGTTTCTGATGGATGATTGGTATAATGTACTGTCAAAAATAAATAATAAATTTGTTATTGAAAAAGAAGTTGAAATACCAAATTGGTGCTATTAAATTTGCACAATTAAAAGAAAAATTATAATTTAGCATAGGATTTAAACTGCCAAGTTTAAAATTCTTTTTCATAAAATTTAAGTTTGTACCTCTCAGAAATGGGAGGTTTTTTTATGTATTTATATTTTTTTAACTTTGCGATATGGCAACAAAAACCGACATATTAAAAAGGAATCTTTTAGAAGCGCTAGAAAAATCGCTCGGAGTAGTTACAACGGCTTGTAAAATAGTTGATTGTAATAGAAGTACATTCTACAAGTATTACAATAATGACCAAGACTTTAAAGCGTCTGTTGATGAACTTCAAAACCTAACTTTAGACTTTGCTGAATCACAACTACACCAACAAATAAAAGACGGAAACACAACTGCAACAATATTCTATTTAAAGACAAAAGGTAAAAAGCGTGGTTATGTAGAACGTAAAGAGGTAGAGATGACCGCAGAGGTTAGTACTAGCAAATTATCAAACGAGGCAAGAAAAAAGATTGACGACATTTTAAATGAAGAATATTAACGAAATAATAAAGCAAAAATGTGAGGATTCGCTTTTGTTTTTTACTCGTTATATTTTCAAAGAAAACACCGGAAATAAATTCGAGGCCGCAGAGTTTCATAGAACATTAGCCAACACATTACATAAAGTTCATAACGGCGAAATAAAGCGCCTTATAATTAATATACCTCCACGATACGGAAAAACTGAAATAGCCGTTAAAATGTTTATCGCTTGGACACTTGCTAAAAATCCAATGGCGAAGTTTATACATTTATCTTATTCCGATTCTTTGGCGCTTGACAATAGTTCAATGACAAAAGAATATATTAATTCAGATGCATATCAACGCATTTGGGATTTACAACTAAAAAAGGATTCACAATCACAAAAGAAATGGTACACAACGCAAGGCGGTGGAGTTTATGCAACATCTTCAGGAGGTGCAATTACTGGGTTTGGTGCCGGTACTGGTGGAGCAATTATAATTGATGATCCTTTAAAACCTGATGACGCATTATCAGACGTTAGGCGGTCGTTTATAAACAATCGATACAATACAACTATTCGTTCAAGGGTTAATGATAGGGATGTTCCTATTATCGTAATTATGCAGAGGTTACACGAGGAAGATTTGAGCGGTTATTTATTAGATGGCGGTAGTGGAGAGCAATGGCATCATTTGAAGTTAGCAGCATTGGATGACGATAATAATGCGTTATGGCCCGAGAAACATTCTTTTGAGGAACTTGAAGCAATACGCCAAGCGGATAGATATACTTTTAGTGGTCAGTATTTACAAATTCCGTCGCCTCCTGAAGGTGGAGAGTGGAGAAAAGATTGGTTTAATATTATACACAGAGCCGAGTTACCGAGCGATATATCTTTTGAAATGTATATTGATGGCGCTTATACCAAAGACACGAGAAACGATCCGACTGGAATACAAATAAGCGGTAAAAGTGGCGACAATCTTTACATATTTAAAAGCATCGACAAGTACTTGGAAATGCCTGAACTAAAAAACTTTGTTACCTCTTTTGTACAATCTTGCGGAGTTCCAATATCGCAAATATTAGTCGAGCCTAAAGCATCCGGGAAATCGCTTGTGCAGCTATTAAGGCGTGAAACTAGATACAATGTATCAGAAATAAAAACTAACTTTGTTAGGTACTCTAAAATCGAACGAGCGAGAGCATCCTCGCCATTTATTGAAGGAGGTAGAGTTTTTATAGTTAAAGATAATTGGAATGA